GAAATAGATGTATCTGATTACACAGATAGTAATGGTAACAAAAGATATAACACTTCTATCATTATCCCTAGAATGGGTATCATGAAGATGATTAGTACTAAGGGTGATGCTAAACAATCATCTACTAAAGACATCAATGATGATATGCCAGATGACGATATCCCTAGCGATATACCGTTTTAATTTTATGGTCTGGGAAAAAAAGGAAATCCAGTTAAATTATTCCTGCTCTACAAATCAACCTCTGTAGAATAATACAAAGCCATAATAACAAGGTGCTAGTACTAAAACTCTTTATTAAGAAAGGATAATTAGTTTGTGTATATATCCCCTAGTATTAGCACCTTTCACATGATAGAAAGAGTTAATGACAATGATTGTTAAAGGAGAACTAGACGAATTGGTAGACACACTTCAAGATTATAGTGTCTATCTCAAGCAGTTCGGTTATGACACCGATACTATTTTTGCAGCATATGCCATCATGGCAGCTTCGCTATCAGGCAAAAAGATACAAAAGAATAAATCCTCAGATGCTATCAAAGAACGAATGGGAGAACTTAGTGTTGTCCAAGTTCGTGCTTCTGGTACAGTTCACTAGCATATTCCACAGCATCAAAACTATGATGTTCCCAAAACTTATGTTCTGGTTTATACTTACCCCATGTCAGATCCGAATGGTGTTCAAAACACAATGGTACTACAAGCTGATTAGATCTTTGATGTTGAACCTGGCTACCACGTAGATGATGAACATTCATTGGTGAATTAGACATACAACCTGGAACGCAGCATCCTTCTTGGATGATCTTCTTAAAATATTTTTTATCTTTAGATGTATACTTTGCCATCCCACGAACCATCCTTCCTTAATAACATTGGAACTATGGATGGTACACCATTAGTGATGACACCACAAGATAAGATTGGCTTTGCCATATTGACTTTCATGTAAGCCATAGCCATAGACTTCTTATCAACTAAACAACCAACAGACATACCCCAGTTTAAATGGAAGTCATTACCCACATACTCTATGTTTGACTGAGTATGATAGTGTCCTTGAACGACTGAAGCAGACATCATCTGTACTGCCTTGACAATGTTCTTTGATACTTGATGGGCAAAGTAAACTCTACCCATAGGGGTTTCTTCCCAGTGGGATTCTTTCCACTGCCAACCATGTCCGACATCGAGTATCTCATTGTAGTCTTTCAGAAAGTATTTAGACATACCTTTTGCCATAGCACGTCTAAGCACCATAGAACCATGATTAGATTCTAAGATAGTCATCACAGGAAACATAGCTTCTAGCTTCTTCATGTGGTATCTACCGATTTCTAGTTCGTCAGCAGGTGATGGTAGATCTGGATTGATTACATGAGAAACATTAATAGAGTGCCAATCCATTTCGTCTCCGATATGGATAACATTCGTAGGATTATACTTATGAGCCAGAGCTTCAAGAAAACGATAGCTATCAGGGTGATGATAAGGCACATGGAGGTCAGAGATGACCAAAATTCTATCGTTTTTTCCTGTTTTAAGAGCCTTAGAAGGGGTACTTTCACCTTTCCTAGGTCTACCCCTACCCCTTTTTATTATTATTGAATTTGTCTGCGACTTTTTCTGCTGATCTTCCAACTGTATATCCTCCTATTCCTACTAGAATAATATTTAATAGGGAGTTTTGTACAGACTCTGGAATGTTTGGTGCAGTAAACCCAAACCAATGAGCTACCATTAAACCAGCAAACACCAACATCATTATTGGTCGCCAGTTTCTTTGTAAGAATCCTCCCTGTGCTTCTGTTTGTATAATTTTAGCAGCACCTTCTAGCTCTGCTAGTTCTCCTGCTAAGATTTTTTCTTGGACTTTTGCTTTGAGTTTTTCAGCATCACCTTTATTATCGACAACCTTATCAATAGTTTTAAATACTGCTCCTGCAACTGGTCCGAGTAAGTTAAGCATTGATCCCTGCCATTATGTCTGCCAACTTCTTGGCTCTCATGGGTGTCTGTTCTCTCCATCTACTGTTTAACATCTCCCCTGCACATTCTATATACCTCTGGTTGTATAAGTGTGATAAAGCGTTTTTAAATTTTGATACACCAGCTTCCCCCATTTGAAAAACCATTTCGATAATAACTTCACGAGCTTCTTCAGCAATATCATAGCCACTAAGAATGTTCTCAGCACCATCAACTGCACGTTGAAAATCACTCTCAAATAAAGCCTCCCATCCTGATCTGTCTGTCGGTATATCTTCACCAGGTATGATCTTATGTCCATAACCCCCAGTTTCAAATCCCAATGTATCTTTGTAAACAGTTTCACAATATCCTTCATGTTCTTTAATCCTCTCTTTAAGTTCAGTATACATCACTCTTGGTTGTACAGAATCCTGTAATATACAAATCCTTTTCTTCTCTTAAAGTATATTTAAAATTATCCACATATGCAACACACTGTGGAACTGTATTAAATGGTTGAGATAAGGGTTCTGCTATACATACCTCCTCCAATGGGGAGTATAGCGATTGCACACAAGCAATCAGAATTAGGTATACCTTCATACCTAATATATTATAGAGATTATTATTCCGAGTAAATTAGAGAATACTAAGAAGCCAACGCTCCAGAGTACTCTCTTAATCATGTTCATATCTTTTTCAATATGATATAAATGGTTATTTTGAATAGTGTTTAGACGTTCAGAAATAACAGCTACTTCCTTATCCAGGTTAGCTAGTTTTTCTGTATCTAAAGTCATGCGGCTTGACTCGGTTTCTTTTGATATTTGAGTTCCATGTTTTCAGCTCGTAATAATTTATTCTTTTCTTTCTCTTCTTCTAACATATCTAGAGCCATATGATAAGTCTTTTTCATTTCATAATATTCTTTCTCAATAGTGTGTGCTTCAGCTGCAGTCATATCTTTTCCTTTCAATAAATTGTGGTGTAAAGGATCTATAGTATTATAACCTATCATTCAAATCAATTATTTTGCTAATGAGTCTTGCTCTAATAACCACATCAGTCTATCGAGTTGTCTATCCATTTCATCATACTTATGATGCATCTGCATTATCTTCTGCATATCTTCTTCATTACTAGCAACACGACTATCCAGTTTACTAATAAACCAAACTAGCGAAGCAGACTGAACTGCAATCGCTAGTATAATTCCGATAGTCTTGGAGTCTATGTTCATTACTTCTTTTTAGCTTTAGCTTCTTCTTTAGTTAGTTCTTCTTTTAAGATTGCATTATAATGTTGAGCCAAGACGTTTATCTGGTCTTGTTCCATAGCAATCTGATTGTTTCTATTCATGATGTTTTGTAACTGTATAAAAGCTACCTTGCCTTTATCGCTGAGTTTACTTTCATCATATTCTTTATTTTCGAATGTAAACATTTATGTCCTTTCTTATGCTAAATAATTTTGACCTGCAGTAATAGCTGAATTTGCATCAGTCATATCCTCTGTAGTCCAGAAATCTTTAGCAACCATAATCTCTAAGTGGCGGACATTTCTATCAACACAATCATTTTTATCTTCTTGTGTATCGTCTGCCATCATCGAGCCATCAATGATACCATTGATTAAATCAACACTATCTCCCATCGCTGAGTAATGTTGTGCGATTTCTTCGGCTGTTATTTCGTTTTCCATATTATGCTCCTTTATTTCTTATACCTCAGTTTGTGAGGCTTTGAAAGTTTCCCAAGATGCTTTGACTTCATCAGTCCAAACAGCATTACATACTGCCTGTACTTCTGCATCTTCGCCTGTAATATCTTGGTCTGGGTGAACTACTTTTCTGTGTCTGCTTCTTGATAACTCTACACCATCTTCTTTGATGACTGTATCAGTAGCAATTTGCACAGCTTTGTATTCGCCTACCACTTCTATTTTAGCGATTTGTGTTTCCTTTGTTATTGCCATTGTTTACTCCTTAATTTGTAATAGATTTTCATTCGTGTTTTATACGGATACATAACTATAACTAACATATATATATGTTCCTGATTGAAAATATGCTCCTGCATCTCTTTGCATAGAGGTGGAATTTGTTCTAATAATCTCTAAAAATGTATCAGAACCTCCATTTGGGTAAAATGCAAAATTATTCTGATTTATAAGAGCACCTACTACTAACGCAAATCCAGTAGTTCTTTCAGATTGTTCATCTTGATTTAATAGAGTGAAAGGTAATGAGCCACGAGTAATACCCGAAGGTGAACTTACAGATGACACTTTTAGCGTTCCTGTAATATGCACAAGCCTCCCAATCTTTGTATAAGATAATTTATCTTCAGTTGAATCCCAAGTAATTGAACCAGATGCAGGTTGAATATTCGGCTCAAAATAACCAGTCTCATAATCATCTAAGGCATTGGCACTACCTGTACCACCGAGATAGATGTTGCCACCTAAGTAGAGATTATCAAATTTTGCACCACTTGTTCCTAAATCTACACCAGATTTATTATTACCAGAGCCATCAACAGGTTTAATCCAATCATTAACACCATTAAATTGTAAATAAACATCACCTGAACCAATCTCTAAAGTACCACCTTGTGTACCAATATTACCTACTGTTGTTCCGTCTTTTCTTAATTCAATAATAGTACCATCATTAGTATTTCTATTTGCAATAATAGGTTGTCCACCAGACCTACCAAAATATCCTAATCCACTAGGTCTAAATTCTACGCCTGTAGTTGTTGTATCGGTGGTTGTTTTTGCATAAAGAAAATTACCAGAACTATCTATACGCATACGTTCTGTAAATGTAATACTATTTCCTGCAGTTCCAGAAGGTGCAGTGAAGAATTTATGTACGCCACTGTTTTGCT